ACAGGCGAAATGTCCGCCGAGGCCACAGTTGCACTTTCCAACAGAATTAAATCATTGAGCACGGACATACAAAAAAGTCCGTTGGCTGACGCATTCGCCAACGCGGCATTGGCGGGTGGAGACGCATTCTTCTCAGAAGGGTTGAACCTCGTGACCGCCATGTCAGGATCCGCGGCAGACATAGAGAAGGTCGTCAAGAGTCTGGCAGACGGAGTAGGACCGGGACAGACCAAGGAACTGGTGAACGTGTCGAGTGGGCTTGACAAGGTAACAGTCCAACTGCAAAAAGTCAACACCAACCTACTAGCAAAGACAGTGCTGGATCCAGACTCCATATTCGGCAAGAGTTTGACCGGCTTCACCAGGAGCAGTAACGAAGTTGTCAAGGCCGTCAGGGACATGGCCATAAAGGTGACAGATGCATTCTTTGACGTAAAGGCTAAAGCCGATAAAAATGCAATTATTAATCAATCTGGTGGTGATTATTTGCCAATGTATAATGGATCAGGTGGATTCCAAGATTTCGGGTCAGGCACACCGGCCATGCTACACGGGGTCGAGGCAGTTGTACCTAAAAACGACATTGGATCAATAGCCAAGGAGATAATGGCACTTGGATCAGTAGTGACCAACAAAGCAAAAGAACAAATGATCACCTCAACTAATAACAGCACCAGCATCAACAACAATTCCGTCAACAACAGCACAATGGACATATCCCAATTGGTGAAAACTAGCCAGGAATCATTGGAATTAAACAAAAAGGTGGCACAACACTTAAATACGCTTGTAACGATAGGTGCTATGACAGAAAAGAATACCAAATCAACCAATAATTCGCTTGTGAACATGGGCGGGAGTCTAGTATAATATAAACATGGCTTGGAAAAAATATTTTAAAGACGCAAACATGTCTCCCATATCAGGGGAGAAGGTACCCAACTTCGCGAAGAGGAATTACAGTTCTTATCTTCCCGATGTTTACACAGGACACCCCAACAGGATACAGAGATACTTCCAGTATGACCAAATGGATTCAGACTCGGAGATCAATGCGGCACTGGACATCCTGGCAGAATTCTCAACACAACAGAACACAGAGAACGAGACACCGTTTGATCTTGTGTTCAAGGACGAGACAACGGAACATGAGGTGAAACTTCTCAAGAAGGCACTACAACAATGGACAAGATCAAATCAGTTCCAGAAAAGAATTTTTAGGATATTCAGGAATGCATTGAAGTACGGAGACTGTTTCTTTGTTAGGGATCCAGAGACCATGAAATGGTTGTACATTGACAACGCAAAAGTTGACAGGATCGTTGTAAATGAATCAGAGGGAAAGAAACCTGAGCAGTACGTTATCAGGGACATCAATCCCAACCTACAGAGATTAAGTGCAACACAGATCACACCTAACCAAACTTACGGTGGTTCAGGAACAACGGGTGGCGGGAACGCGGCCTATGGTCAGAACTATGCGGCACAGGGCCAGGGCGCCAACATGGGCGGAACTGGTGGACAGGGTGGAAGATTCTACAAGACAATGAACGCCTACAACATCAACGCAGAACACGTGATACACATGAGTATGTCAGATGGTCTAGACAACCTATTCCCATTTGGACAATCGGTACTAGAGCAAGTTTTCAAAGTTTACAAACAAAAAGAATTATTAGAGGACGCAATCATAATCTACAGGGTTCAGAGAGCACCTGAAAGAAGAGTGTTCTACATCGACGTAGGTAACATGCCGACACACTTGGCCATGCAGTTCGTTGAGAGAGTTAAAAACGAGATCAACCAGAGAAGGATACCAAGTACATCAGGTGGAGCGAACTTTATAGATGCAACCTACAACCCGATGTCAATGAACGAAGATTATTTCTTCCCGCAGACAGCAGAGGGCAGAGGATCTAAGGTGGACACACTTCCGGGTGGTACTAACCTGGGTGAGATTGATGATCTAAGATTTTTCACCAACAAACTATTCAGAGGATTGAGAATTCCAAGTTCTTATCTGCCAACAGGTGCGGAAGATGGCGGACAATCATACAATGATGGTAGGGTTGGAACAGCTTACATACAAGAATTAAGATTCAACAAGTATTGTGCGAGATTACAGTCAATGTTGGCGGCAACATTTGACGATGAGTTCAAGCTATGGATCAAAACCAAAGGTTACAACATTGATAACGGCATGTTTGAGCTTAAATTGAATCCACCACAGAACTTTGCACAGTACAGACAGACAGAAATGGATCAAAGCAGAGTGGGAACATTCACACAAGTGGCAGAACTGCCTTACATGAGTAAAAGATTCGCACTGAAAAGATATCTTGGACTTACTGAGGAAGAGATGGCGAGAAATGCTGAACTATGGGCAGAGGAAAACAATGTGCCTCAGAAGAAACAAACTAAAAATAATGAACTGAGAGCAGGCGGAGTAACACAATCAGGCATATCAAGTGACCTTGACCAGTTCGAGGAACCAACAGCAGATCCAGAAGCACCGGAACCAGGAGCACCAGGACCGGGAGCACCAGGACAGACACCAGGTGGTGGAGCAGGTGGATCAGGACCAGCAGGACAAGTTTAAGGTTAAATACGATTATGAAACTATTTGAATTTTTCACACACACAGCAGACGGGTTTGAGCAGGACAAGACGTATGAACCTGAGAACGATATATCTGTGTTGGACGACAACGACACAAGGAAGACAAGACTAGCCCTTAAAGATATCAACTCTTTGAGACTTGCATCAGAGGCACACGATGCACAGCAGAAGGAAGAAGCAGTGTTCACACAGAAGATGTATGGACAACCTGCAGGAACAGACGATCTAGCATTATAGCATGGCGGAAGTGGCTTTCGTACTAGGGAATGGTGAATCTCGGAAGGGAATCCGTATAGACGACCTGAAGAAACACGGCAAGGTGTATGCCTGTAACGGAGTCTATAGGACAGAGACACCGGATTACTTGGTAGCTGTTGATCCAAAAATGGTACTCGAGATAGTAGAAACAGATTATCCCACTAAAAATCAAGTATGGTCAAACTTCAATGGCCAGTACAACAAGAACCCAGTTGCTTTGAATCACATAAGATGGTTCAAACCCAGTCTGGGATGGAGTTCTGGGCCAACAGCATTAAGGATGGCATGTGATCACGGGCACAAAGAGATTTACATCTTGGGTTTTGATTACATGGGACATGACATGGAAAACAAAGGTACCAGAAAGATGTTCAACAACATGTTCAAGGACACAAGGAACTACAAACGTTCCAAGGATGATGCGACGTTCTATGGCAACTGGATGAATCAGACCAAGAAGTGCCTGCAAGACTTCAAAGATGTACAATTCCACAGGGTGATACCCACAGGATGGTTCCAACCCAAGGATCTCGCATGGAAAGGCAAAATAGATCATCCAAGCACAGAAGAATTCCTCGATAAGTTTAATCTTACACGTTAAATCCGCAATATATCTGGTAAATATCCGTACAGACTGGTATGTATAAAGGTCTAGTGGATCTCCAAAAAATATTCACTACACTGTATAAAGGTATGAAAGTAACAATTATGTTATAACAGTCCCAACCCATATAAAGGAGAAAAAATATGGCAACAAGAAAAATAACTGCGAAAGTTATCGCTCAGTCAAGAGCAACCCACACAGGTAGAGACGGAGATTTACTCTTCGATGATTCAAGCAATCAGTTCTTTATCTCTGATGGAACTACGGCTGGCGGTCAAGCGTTAGTTTTAAACACACTAAGAAACGTAGCGGCATTCACTGCTTCTACTTCTCTTACAGCGGCACAATCAGGATCGATTATTACAGGAAACGCGGCGGCAGGTATGACAGTTACTCTACCATCAGCTGTTGCAGGAATGACATACTCAATCCACGTTGGAACAACAATCACGTCAAATGCGTTCACTATCACAGGTGCAACTTCGGCTGACACGATGCAAGGACAGTTGATCACTAATGACTTCACTGACCTTGGTACATTGACTAAAGGAAATGAAAACGTTGCAACATTTGGTTTCGACCAACCAGCGGCGGCGGATCACCAGATCGTTATGGACGGAAGTACCAAAGGTGGTAAACTTGGTTCAATCGTACATTGTACGGCTATCTCAGTAAGCAAATGGAACGTTGATGGTTTCTTATCATCAGATGGTTCATTAGCTACTTGTTTCACGTAAGCCTAGTTAGACTAATAAAAATAAGCGGTGTCAAATTTATTTGGCATCGCTTTTTTCACGAATAAATATCCACAATGACAGTACACAGAATCAGTTTCGCAACAATGAACTTCGTTTCCAAGGGTGGAACCGATGGCACAGACGGCGGCATAGAGAAATGGGATGACGCTTTCACCTGCTATGGTCCAGGACCGGACGGGATCGAACACGAGGGCATAAGGTTTGGTTTCGGCAACAAAGACAAGGTCATTATCTGTTCAGAATGCAATCAGACATGGGGCTGGAGAGAAAGACTGTGGCAAGAGATCGCAGATTGGGAGAAAGTCCAGAAATCCAAGCATGGAATGTTCAACAACCTCAAGAGATATATTGGTTTCTAGACCAAAAGTTATATTAAACCACCTTTCAGCACCGTTTTCTCACCTTTACAGTAAATACAAACACTTATAAGTACAAATCTTACGTAAAACAAAGGAGCACGTGTAAATGTCAAACAATAAATTTGAAAGTTTATTAGAACTACTAATAAACGAAGAAAATGATAAAGCAGAAGCTTTATTCCATGAAATCGTAGTAGAAAAATCTAGAGATATCTACGAGAACCTAGCAGACGAGTCTACAGAAGACAAAGTAGAAGAAACTGCAGAAGAATCAAAAGAAGATGCTAAAGTTGATGAAACTACTGAAGAGTCTAAAGACGAAGCAGTGAAAGAAACATCAGATGAAGCTAAATCAGACGAACAAGTTGATGAAGTAGTAGAAATCGAAGACGAAGCTACTGAATCAGAAACTACTGAAGAAGAAACTATCGAAGAAGTTGGCGGAGACGCTACTGACGAGTTAGTTAAAGACATCTCAGCAGACCAAGAAGGCGAACACGATGCAATGGACAAACCAGAAATGGGTGCGGACATGGACATGGACAAAGACGCTGAAGGCGATGCAGAAGGCGATGTTGAAGACAGAGTAGTTGATTTAGAAGATGCTTTAGACGAACTAAAAGCAGAATTCGAAGCAATGATGGGTAACAAAGACGGTGAAGACAAAGAAGAAGAATCTTTAGACATGCCAGCTGTTGAAACTCAACCAGAAATGTCTTATGAAGGTAAGAAAGACATGATGGCAGGCAAGAAAATGGATAAGAAAGATATGAAAGAGTACAAACTTCCAGTGAAAGCCGATCATTCAGATCATTCAGATAAAGCGGCAAAAGGCGCAGTACCAACAGCAGGCGGATCAAAAGTTAAAACAGGCGCAAGCGGTTCTAACATGACTCAAGCACAAGCTGACAGTGGTAGTGCAGGTGCATCGACTTCCATTAATGGATCGTCAACACCACAGAAAATGGCTGGTGATTTTGAAAACACAACAGGAAAAGCTAGAAGTACCTCTTATAAAAAGGTAGTAAAGCCAGTTACTGCTGACGGATCAGAAAAATCTGCAAAATCTACAATCTCAGGCAAGTAATTGCTAGGGACTGTTGATAACAAGGAGGTCATCGGATGTCATCACTATATCTAAGAGAGAATCTAACTTTTAATGAAGCCAGATTACAGATCTTACACGAGAACGAAGGTAAGGATTTGTACATGAAAGGTATCTGTATTCAAGGTGGAATTAAGAATGCTAATCAAAGAACGTACCCAGTGCAGGAGATTGCGAAAGCGACTAAAACACTGAACGATCAGATTACATCAGGATACTCTGTGTTAGGTGAAGTGGATCACCCAGATGATTTAAAGATTAATTTGGACCGTGTGTCCCACATGATTACAGAGATGTGGATGGACGGACCAAATGGATACGGTAAGATGAAAATCTTGCCAACACCAATGGGCCAACTTGTCAAAACTATGTTGGAATCAGGTGTGAAACTAGGCGTATCAAGTAGAGGATCTGGAAACATGTCCGAGTACGGAAACGGTGAAGTTTCAGACTTCGAGATCATCACAGTTGATGTTGTAGCCCAACCTTCGGCACCAGGTGCTTACCCCACACCAATTTACGAACACCTAATGAATACAAAGGGTGGTAACATGGCAAAAGGTTTGGCGGCTGAAGTTAGAAATGATGCAAAAGCACAGAAGTTCCTCAAAGAGGCGTTAACAAACATAATAAAGGACCTAAAATAATGATTGATGCAATATCAAAATTGGT